CCCCTGACAAATACAAAAACACAAGCATTATCCGACTCTGAACGGCATCTACAATGATCTTTGGCGATTACAACACAGTGACTCGCAAGGAGACTAAAAGGTTCCGTCTCTCAGAGAGGTTCAAGAGCTGGTGCAAGCTACATCGCCAGGAGAAGAGAGATGTCAGGAGAACTCTCAAATTGATCAATTGGATTGATGATCTCTCTCCACCTGGATGGTGCTACATGAAAGCTATCGGTGTCAATCTTGGGCCATTCCCCACTCTGAAGACAATAATGCAACACATCAAGGTAGGCATTCCTTCATTCAGTCTCAATAAGGTTGGTTCTTGCCTTCATTTGGATTTGACCTACTCTCAACAAAAGCTTGTTCCTAAAGCTTGGAGCGAAGTATCAGTCGGAGGTATGTTTGAGAACACTTTTCCGAACATCATTGGAAAGATAGGTGATATGCCTCAGGAAATACAAGACATCATCTATGGTTATGCCATGGATGAAGACTCCACATACTTCAAAGTCAACATGGAACTACATAACAGAATATGTAGGAACTCTGAGGATTACATTCAAAATTCCAACATGATGAGCTACCTGGATCCGACAAGTGACGGCTTGTGTTACTTGTCAGCATTTTCATTTCAACAGAGACTGCATGCAGCTAGATGTCTAGGAGCTTGGCCTAAACTGGATGAGATATTGACATATCAGGCATACAATAATGTTCATATGAAGAATTTCAAACTTCTGAAAACTGCATATCCTGAGTTCAAGTCTCATATGTTCCATCTAACCACAGAAGATATTTCCTCTCTACATACTGTGCCCATGTACTTGATGTGTAGGATTTGTGGGACTGATATACTGGACAAGAACATAAGGTTCACAGGTGAGTGCAATTGTGGTACCAGAGTAGGCTCTAGGAATTGTTATTGGGATGCATCAGATGAAATTCTCAATGGAAGGGTAGGCGCTTCTCGCTCTAGTTCCATTATGACAACTCCTGAAATATGCGGTCATATAGGAAACTCATGTCCTGAACTGTGCGATGATTGGGTTAGCAATGTTCCAGGTTATTGTTATCTCCTGGCTTTTGAGGATAGAAAAGCTGCACTTGAAAAAATGGGGTTGTTTCCTACATTCAAAGATGTCATGAAAGAAGTCTACAATCAGGAGAAAACACCAAAATTTGGACTTTTGTTTTCTGGAGTTGAAAAATTCCATATGACACTGGAAGATGGATTAGCAACAGAAGCATTCGAAATTTTGGCTATGTGCAAATCATGCAACAAAGAAAAATCATTTTACACTAGAGTCTATGATAAGCCCAAGGTTCAATGTTCCTCTTGCAGAAGAGAACTCAGAATATTTATCTTCCCTATGATGTTCTATATTAACTTTAGAATTGGAGAGACCCCCAGACTTGCCAATTGTTTCACTCAGATAGATGATCTATCGACTCCTCATGAGCATACAATAGATGGTTTTGTTAGGAGAACTCTAACTGTCAACAGAACCGAAGATGTTATTGAGATCATGAGTAATGGCAGTAAATTCAAAGACTTTAGAATACATGAGAGATCTCTAAAGAATATGAGACATGACTATGTGTCTAGTGAGTGGGAAGTTGATACAGATCAGCCTCTTAGCATTCTAGGAGTTCCGCCACCTCAAGGGAATCTAACTCCTGATTACATAGACATTCTGACATCAAATGTTGTAGAACTTGGGACAATCAACTCTAACTCTCCTAGGGCTCTCAGATCTATGTATGAAGGTAAAATATTGAAGTACAAAGATACAGTTGACTCTGTTAAAGCAAATCTTGGTGTGTTGGTTATAGGCATAAACAGAATTTGTACCAATCTGGTGATTTCTCCTGAAATCCAGCAAGTGCTCATATCAAGATTCTTGGAAATATTACCTCTAGAGAATATTATAGTTCATCTTTGCGGTTTTAATATTTTCAAAGAAGAATCTAGTGATGATTATAAATTGGCTAGGGTAGTGTTTGAATCAATGAACTTTGAACCTTTGGAGTCGAAAGATTTTAACATGAGCGATATATCAGACTTTGACACACCTATTACAAAAGATGAAGAAAGAGAAGCAGTAAAGATATTTGAAATTGAACTCAAAGAATCGCGATCCATGAATAAGGGTTCCAGAGAAGATTTGGTTGAATATATGTCCTCTTTTACTAGTTTGAATTCTAGAAAAGACATGAAAAGAATTTGCAACTTCCCTATGGTTTTACCTTCAGGTACTGGATCTCACATTACAAAAGTGAGTGGAGAGTTGCCCAGCTCACTTCTGACTGTTTGGAGAGATGCATGTAATCATGAGATAAAGAACAAGTTCACTTTGGAGGAAATAGTTTCTAGAGCAAAATCTAACACTCATGTGGTAGATCATGGGGGAAAGAAAGAGGGCACTTTTAAATCAAAGTTCAACTCTACTGAAGAACTTGAACTGGCAAAGTGTGGCATTGGAGGAAAAGCATATGATTCTCATCCTGAGAGATTGGCACATGAAGCTATATCTAAATTGAGCTTTCATCCTACCTGTAGAGTAGATGATATTGCATCATGGTTGCATCATGATTGGCTATCTGTTAATGATAATCCATTTTGTGGAGAAACTTTGAATAGTAGTGTGAGATTGTCCAAAGCTATGTCAACAGCTGGGGTAAATCAAGATAGCATAACAATCTGGGATTCTTTGAATAAGACTAAAATTATCTCTTTCTCCTATTTTATTAGCTATATATTTCTTGAACTAGCTATGAACTACAAACAATGGACTAAACCAGGAACTTTTATAAAGAGAGAATTGAACTTTGGAATAACATTGATAATTTATAATCCTAAAGGTCATATATTTGTTAGCTATGCTATTCCAAGATCTGGTGAACATCTTGAAACAGGGAAAATTGGACCACAACTGTTTGATGCTGGAACACATTATATATCAGATTTCTGCTCATATAATGAACCAACTATAGAGCACTTCATCAAAACAGGTCCCTATATGTCATCACTACTAATTCATCTTAAATCTAGTGCAGAAATTAGTCCTCTTTCAGAAAATCAGTATGTCAAAGATTGTATATCTAATATACTTTTGATGTTTTTGAATAACAAAACTGATTGTGAAGAGCTAGTTACTTCTCAAAGGTACCTTACCATGAAAGTACTAGAGGATGTCAATCCCAACCCTTGGGCTTTTGTAAGTAGACTTCCTAAAGTCATGAGATCTAGATTGACAGCTTTTTACCTGATGAAGACTATTTCTATAATGGAATTCTATTCTAAAAATAGGATTATGAAGGTACCTCATTCTAATGGTGACATGATACTATATGACTACAAAAACATAAGAAGTTTTTTTAGTGCAACTGATATCTCACTATCTCAAAAAATTAATGAATTTTATTTTGGTTATGTTATCTCCAAAGAAAGAGGTAGAGGATCTGATAGAATGTTCAAAGTGTTGTCCAAAATCCTTGAACAAGAATATGAATTTAGAGACTCTGCTCCTCCCATGTTTTCAAAGGGTCTATCTACTCCTAAATTCTCTTCAAATAAAGCTCTCCTAAAGGTCTTCTCTCACAGGTTTAAAGAAATACTAGCTGCTAAAATGGGAACAGATTTTAAAGATACCTTGTATAATGATTTTCTGATGGAGTGCTCTTTTACAAACTTCAATAAGCTAGCTACATTGAAAGCATCCTCGAGATCTCACCCAGATAACTTCACCATTCCACCAGATACCATTGATGCTTCAAGAGCTGAGATCATGAAGGCCATTCGAGAATCTAATCCAGAAGAAGTTAAAAAGAGACCAAAAGTCATGGAGGCTTTGATATCTATGGTTGCACTCTTCAACAGGGAGAAAGGTAGGGATCCATCTCATGTTATTGAATTGCTTCCATGGTGTCTTGGGAAGCTTCTTGAAAAGAAGTGTTTTGATAGCGACTGTTTTGCAAAACCTCAACATGGAGGAGACAGAGAGATCCATGTCTTGGAAATGAGTGCAAGAATTGTTCAGTATCATCTAGAATTGTTTTCTAGAGTAGTCTGCAAAAGATTCCCATCTGAAACAACATGCAATCCTGACACAAAAGATAGTTTTGTAAGACAGCACTATAGTGAGAGTAGAGATATCCTCAAGGACTTCCAAACTCATAGCAAGTCAGCTGATGCTCAGAAGTGGTGTCAAGCACATCACACTTCTCATTTTGCAGCCTCAATGTTTGTGATAGCTCCTCCTGAACTAAGAAACTTCCTTATGTGTGCTCTGAGCTTGTGGCCTAAGAAGAGACTTAGCTTCCCTATTGAGATGGTGACTACAATGCTCATTAATAGGAAAACAGAACCAGTTTCCAAACTATATAACAGATTTAGAAGTGATTTTGTATTGGGTAAAGGAGTATTCTGTGAACCTCTATCAAACAAAATCGAAATACAATCAGGCATGTTCCAAGGAATTCTTCATACCACTAGTTCACTTTATCATACAATGATACAAGAGGTTATGAAGTTAATGATGCAAGCAGTTATGACAACCAAACTTCACATCCAATCTCATATAACAATAGTTCAAGGTAGTGATGATTCAGGATGTATGCTATCAATTCGTGGACCACTATCAGTTGAACAGATGAGAATAGCAAAAACAATGCTTGCTTGGAAAGAAAGAGTTTCTTCACATCTATCCGTCTATTGGAATGATGCTAAAACTACAATTGGAACTCATGATCTGATTGAATATAATTCTGAGTGGCATTCAAGACATAAAATAATAAAGCCTACTTTTAGATGGATAAGTGCCTGTCTTGAGTTGTCAGTAACAGAAAGATTCATAGATAGAATGAGGATATTTAACAACATTTTGACGCAATGTCTAGAAGGTGGAGCATCTACTCTAGAATGTGCTGTTGTTCAGTTGAATCAATGTGCTCTACACTACATGATAATGGGGTTTATTACACAGAAGACTTCAGCTGCTCTATGGAATGAGCTAAAAGAGTATCCTGATCCTATCTGTGGATTCTTCCCCACTGAATTTGATGTTTGTGCTGGTGTAACAGGAGTAGAATTTCAACTATATAGCATGTTTAGAAATACACAGTATGGTACTACCTTAAAAAACAGGCTTTCATCAGATGTGGAGTTGTCTTATATACCAGAGGAAGCTCCCAATTTTCAAAAGGTAAAAGATCTTCAAAGTGTCAGACTGAGATTTTCAAACATGAAAATTTACAATTCTTTTATTAATAGACTATCTATAACTTCTTATGAAGATGCTATAAAAGAGATTGATGAAAACCCTCTGTTGGTCTTTGGAAGACATACTTCTTGGGAAGAAGATCAGCCCAACTTGGTATTGAAGGTTTTCTCTCCAGGAGTTAAGGAAAGCATTTCCAACACATCTCCCATGCTTAGAATGGCTGCTTCATCAGGTTACATTCAAACCACTCCTTGTTTTTCAAGAACAACATCAGAGGATTCAAGAGAAAGACAAAGTCTATTTTCTCTAATTAACAGCTTGAAGGAAAGCCAAATTTCAAAACCCAAAGCCTCTGATGTTTTCCCCCTGCTTAGTGAATTTAAGAGAGTTTATAATCTGGTGTATGAAATATCGTCAAACAAAGTCATGCAAGATGTGGTTCTTAAAAGAACTTCAAAATCAAAGATAATTGTGTTTGAAGCTTTTGGCAATGAGTTCTCAATAATGGAACTTGCTAAAAGACAATGGTTTGGACTAGGGAGAGTTCCTCTCAGCTCCACCCAATTTAGAGATAAGTGGCTAGATACTACAAAGCAATATCCATTTCTCAGCATTATGCCAGGTGAGGCAGGATTGAGAGATACTTGCAAGAATCTCAACATGTCAGTAATAGAAGTGAAGTTGTTGCTAGAAAGCATGCACTATAGAACTAGATCAGTAGTATTACATGATAGTAGTTCAAGAGCGAAAAGTCTGCCACATACTATATCACGAATATATTGGCCTAATGTGAAGTTGCATTATCCTCAGGATTCTTTGACTGGGATTGGTAAACTTAGATCAGACATATTTTCAACTGTGTCTTATTGGCAGTCCAATAGGGAGAAAGAAGATTTGATTGGAAACATGATCAAAAACAGTAAGAGTCTTAATTATGCATATAAAGAGATTCCCTCAAAAGGACAAAGACTTAAAGTGTTTCATGATTATCTTAATGGAGTTAGCAAATCATCTATCCTAACTAGAATTATCTCTATGAAGCAAGGGACTTTGGGCACTTTCATTACATCTCAAAGAGGCTTTGGAGCTAATAGGAAAGGGAAAGGAATTTGGTTGGGTAGCATTTGTGGTGTTACTACAGAACTCACCATTGAAGATAGAAAATGTACAAACATACAAGTGTCTAATTTCAGAGACTCTGTGATCTTATCAAAATCGATTTATAATCTCATAAGTGAATTTTATTGCACAACAGCTGACATCAGCTCTTCTAGTGTGCTAACTAGCTCAGGAAATTTCTCTTTTGGAGGTGGAAAAGGAACTCCAGTGAAAGTGAATGATTCATTAGTATTCTCATATGCAAACCACATTGAGCAGTGGAATTGGGAGTTGTCATTTTCAGATTTCAATTTAAGGTTGATGGTAATTGATTCAACTGATCAGGATATCAAAAAATATACCATTCTGTCTGATAGTTTCAGCTCCAAGGATTGGATTGAAGGAACACACCCTTCCACTCCTGATACAGGAATAGTCAAGTGGGCTCTTGGAGATGCCATTGAGGCTAATGCCATTTCAAGCACTGTTGGGAAAATGATACCATCCCGAAGATCTGATTTCCTAAAGGTGATGAAGAAAATGAAAGAAGGAGGTCTTCATGGGTCCTGGAATCTTGAATTCTTCCGGTTGGCAATAATAAATTCTTTCAAATTGCAAACTTTGGGATCCTCATCATATAAAGTACAAGCTAATGAAGCTGAGAATGATGAAACATACATGGATCTGTATAAAAATGTTATGATGATGGATTTGGACGATGATGACATTCAAGATGAGATAACTAATTGGGCAGAGGAGGCTGAGAGAATAGGTGAAGGTGTCTTGCATTCAGTTGATGATTCAGAAATATCCGATCTAGGAGATATAATCAAGCTTTTGCAATATGGACAATCAGATGAGCCCTACCTTGATGAATCAAACCAATCTAGAACCATGCCATATTCAATCAAGTTCTTCTCCTTCTTGAATTCTCTAGCCTCAGCTCATTATAACTTAAGCTTCACAGAAGTGTATGAAAAGGCAAAGAATGATGAAATGTTTACTCTTCCAGGTCTTCTTGGGAAAATCATAAGTCTAGTGCTCAGAAGGTATCACATATCTACAGACATTGATGATAGTTCACAGGTAGCAGAACTTGATTTGACGGCAACTGTCCTATCAGAATCAATAACATCTAGGGAGAGAGTCACTCAGTTAGACATAAAAGATATACAGGGGAAAATAGAACTTATTGACACTTTGCTTCATGATGCATCACCTGGTGAGAAGCTATCACTAACTAGAACAAAAGAAAAATACATGAGGTTGTCTGATTTGAAAGCAAATGAATTAAAGGATCCCTCTATGGAAATTAACTATAATGATCTTCTCAAGGAGATTTGTAAGGTTGTGGTTGATAATAGGTTGAAGTTCTACAATCAATTCCCAACAATGGAACTTCTATGGCCTACAATTCTGGAAACACTGCTTTGCACAGATGAAAATCAGTTTTACGTTAGCTTGTCATCACTTGAAAAGTCAAAAATACAATCCTCCATTCAATCAAAAGTTGTAAACATAGAATTGGTCAATCTAATGCAGAGGACTTTTGATATTGAAGTTGAAATCAATGAAGATGGTGTAAAACCAACTCAATTCACAATCATTAATTCCGACACCCTTCCAGAGTGAAGTGTTTTATTTATTCTTTCATGTGTCAGGG